CCCGTATGTCCATAGAGGCCCCGCCCCCGCGCCCGCCGTCCCCGCCGCCACCGCCGCCGTCCACGCCGCCGCCGCCGCCTCTGATTTCACTATCTTGCCTGCGAGGTAGTCAGTAGACCACTTCTCCCACACCGGAATCCTAACGCTCTGGGCGGCGAGCGCCGCCTGAGCGACATAGATGGAGAAGGCGACTCGTTGACGTGGTGTAAAGTGGGGTAGTCGCGCCCGGCGCAGGGTCGTCCCCGCCTTGCCATGGCGCTTGAGGCCGTTGGTGTACCATTCGCCCTCTTCCCGGAAATGCCAGAGGATAGGCCGGGAAAAATTGGCGTGTATGGGGTTCATTAACGCCGCCAGGTAGGGCGAGGCGTAGGAGTGGATAACGCCGTCCGTGCAGGCTTTCATACCCTTGCCGGTGGCTTCATGCCGGACGTTCTCGCCCCACTGGGTATCGTCGTGGGTGCGACCGTTGTGGTCCGTGAGCTTGTAGCTGATTGTTTCAGTCATTCCGTCCCTCCTTTCGCGGATACGGCGGCGCCCGTGTCGTTCAGATGGGAACCGGTCGCACCCCCATATTCCAGGGCAAACTCCAGGCACTCTTGATACGCTTCCAGCAGCTCCTCCAGCGCCGTCAGCAGGTTGCGGTTCTTGGCCTGGAGGCGGGCTCGATCCTTCACGGAATCCGTGTACATCTGCTGGAAGTTGAGGGTTGCGGTGTGCTTGCTCATTTCGTTCTCCTATCTCGGCGTCTGACTCCAGGCGTCGCCGATCTGGGTCTGTATCTCCGGGGCCACAAGTTCGCTAATGACGCCGGCGGCGGCCAGCCCCAGGCCGAGGACGATGACCATGATGAGGGTAATCAGCCAAGCCTCGCGGGCGGTCATGACGACACCTCGACATGGGGGATACCGCCCTTGTTGGTAACGGTGTAGATGAACTCTTCCCCACAGTCGCGTGTGCCGGCTGGGTAGAGGTAGAACATCCCAATCCCATTCTTGAAATGGGCAATGACAGAAGCGGCCAAGCAGTTCATTCCATTGAAGTCAGCGTCAGTTTCGTTGGGGCCAATGCCATTGGAGATATGATGATCCTTAAGGAAGTCTGTTAGTTCCTGTCCGTGACCATCTGGGTAGCCGTCCATTTGGCGGTAGAGCACGGCGATTTCTGTGTCGTCCTCCTCTTTGAACACTGTCAGGCATCTTGTTCCCATCTTCTTGTTTCCTCCTGCTACTCCTGTTCAATTACGCTTCCGCGCCGAACTCGAAGCTGTGGATGGTTTCGCCATCAACGACGGCATCAGCAAGCCACGGTGGGCTATCATCAGGCACAGTGTAAACAAGCGCCCTAAGGAACGATTGTCGAAGTGAGGGATCGCGGTCTATCTGGACAAGAAGACTCGGACGATTCGCAAAGCGATGATTACGCCGTGCGTTACGGTCAAGCCACCGCAAGGCCACGGTTTTGGCTTTGTCGTCTAGTAGTCGATCAGCCCGAACCTTGAGCCGGACGCTGACCTCGATTGGCTGAATTGTTCTTTGCACCATAGGTAATGCTGTCTCCCTAAGGACGCGCCGTGCTTCGGTCATCCTGCCGCACAAACAGCCGTAAGACCGCTGTTCGCATTGGTATTCGCAATGGGAATTAAGGTATTGCTCGAACGCGGCGCGCAGGCGCTTGACCTTGGCCATCTCGTCGGCTATGTCGATGGTGGCTTGGGCGAATTCGCGCTCGGCTTGGTCGGCGCGGGCGCGAGCGGCTGACAGCGCCTCCTTTGCGGCTGCTGTCAGCTCGCGGCGCAGGGCAGGGTTGAGGCGCTTCCCGGTCAGTCTCATTCCGTCCTCCTATCTTGGCCTGCCACATCAGCGGCGGGCGGCCATCCCCGCCGGACGCCCCGGAGGGCGTTTCGGCTAACTCTCCGTTATGGGAATCGGCACATCGCGGCCTAGAACTTCGCTTGCCAACTTGCAGCCCTCTTGCCACTCCTCTGGCTCACCGTCAGAGGTCACGTCTACGCACTCAGGGCCAGCAATGGCTCTCAGTGTCGCATAGACAGCCGTAACTACCACGTCATAGGGCTTGTGGGCTGTCTTGCAGAACATGAAGTGCGATTGGTCGCCGAACGTGCGGTCCCCACTAAGGTACGGTTGGCGCTCCAATTGAGCGAGTGTCGCGGGCACTTCTAGTGTTTCGTGTCCGTCCTCGCCGACGCCATTTGCCCAGATGCCGTCATCGCTGTAAAGTGGGCTGTCGCCCTCTCCAAATCCGTCTCCTAGTGGCACCGGCGATGCCTTAATGATTTGGGAGGCTGCCATGAAAGCCTCGCTCCATTGTCCTTGCGGGCCTGCGCGGTTCAGGTACATGTAGTGCGTGTATCCCATTTCTGTTCCTCCTGCTATTCCTGTTCGACAGGTTCAAGATACACCCTACTGTTGATGTTGTCAATAGTGTTAATGGACGATTTGTGATATTACACGGTAGCGGGTAGGGTCTAGTCAGGCTCAGGCCGGGGGCGTATAATCTAGCGCAAGGTGGACGCTTTTGTGACTGTCACAAACTGTCCCCGCTGTGCCGGCTGTTTGTGGGATGACACGCTGGGGCTCGCGCCCTATCACTGTCTCAACTGCGGCGAGCGATATACGTCCGGGATGACGCTTATTCGCCGGACCCCGACCGAAGAGGAACAGTCGAAGAAGCGGCGTTTCGCCTACGCTAAACTGGATAGGCGATGAGTCTACAGGTTGTCGCGTCGTTCCGGTGGGTACAGCTCAAGCCCGGCGCTCTCTTCCACGAGGCGCAGATGACCGGGCCGGGCTTCGATGAGCCCAGGGAGCGGACAGCCTGTGGTCTCCCCGTGGGCGTACCCTTGGAGGGCGCAAGGACAGGGCCTGCTTGCCGGCGTTGCCTGAGGGGCCCAAGGCACTTGCCACCTGAGATTATAACCAGCGCCACAGCTTCCACCACGGAGATCGATTGGACATATGGCAACGTAACTATGCTGAGCGGAGGAGTATGAGCGCCACACAAGCGCCACAGCACGCACCAGATGACGCTGTGGCGCAGGTGCTGGCCCTAACCCACGAGGGACACTCCGCCTCTGAGGCGTCGCGCCTGGTGGGCGTCCCTGTGCGTACAGGCATTCGCTGGGTTGAACGCGCCAGGGAAGTGGCGAACGGAAACAAGCCCATCCTGGACAAGTGGACCCGGAGAGTAGACCAGAGCCTTGACCTGATCCAGGACGGCCTCGACCTCATAGAGCAAGACGAATCAAGACAACTGGCGCTGAAGAACCTCCAAACACTCAACATCATCGCCGGCACCGGCACAGACAAACTTCTGAAATCCACAGACACATCCCAACCCCAGAACCTCACCCAAGTTATGATTGTTCTGAACTGTGAGCGTCCAGAGGACGTTATCGATAAGGCTAAGGAATACATTGAGGGTGAATCATCTGAGGTAAGCGCCAACGGTATACGCTTAACAGACGGCTCTTCGGAGAAGTCTGGCGGGGAGGCGCAAGACGGATAAGGGGTTGAGGCCGTCACTGATTTGAGATGGGCACGTGAAATATATCGAAGGTGAAGTGAAGGATGTCTAAGGGACTACATCAAGTCATAGCCCGCGTCCACTGGTCCTCCCAGGGACTGCACAGGGCCTCCCTGATCCTCAATGGAGTGACACTAGCCTTCACCACTATCGATGGGACAGAGACTATTATGGGGCCGGTAATCGCTGAGATACCGCAGGTTGAGGGAAATGGTAAACCGGCGTCCACCCAGGAAGCAAAAGGCACCCGTTGGCATGGTGCGGATGGAGGATGCGCGGGTGTCAGGCTGGGCGGAACTGCGGGCTAGACGTGGGTAGGTTTGCATGAGCGTCCCCTTTTCTCAGATAGGGGCTCAGTGACGGTAACGATGCGGCAGATACTCCATAAGAGCAATAGTGCGAACCAAGCGTCCCTTTTCAGCTCTATAGCCCTATCGGCGGCCCCTATAGCGACGGGTTTCCGTTCTCGCGTTCAGGTTCTAGCCGTATGGCCTTCCATTCCGCGATTTGGAGGTAGAAAAAGATGTTAGAGGACTTGGTGAGGCCCGGCGCGTTAGAGTTAGCTCGTGAGGCGGTAAGACGGGGGATAGACATAGAGGGGATGTGTCGGCAGCCCACGTACAATCAGGGGTGTTACGGTTGTGGGAAGCATCAGGGTTGGGGCTGTGTGTGTAGAGGGGAAGAGAAAAGAGAAGCGTGGGAGAGGCGGGAGGTAAAGATGGCGACGCCTTGGTTTGCGGGGAAGTGGGATTCTGCAAACCTGCAAACCGTTTCTGCAAACCCTTCAGATACGAAGATTGCAAACCAGCCCAATTTGCAAACCAAGATTGCAAACCTCTGCGCGTGTGGCCGACCCAAGCGTCCTAAGGGAACAGATTGCTGGAAATGTTACAGGGGGCGAAGATGTACACCATAGGCACGGCGGCGGTATCAGAGTATCGTTCTTATCGGCGGGTACGGGTAGCGCCTGACCTGTGTTGTTTAAGGTGGGCGGTGATGTTTGCGTGGGTGACTGACCCGAAGAAGGTTATATGGTTCTAGACACGGTTCTATAAGGTCAAATGAGTATTTCGGGGGTTCTGCGAGCCCCCAGGAGGCGGCCATGAAGATAGCGATATTCCGACCCCGGCTCAATGGACCGTTGGGGCTGTATCGATTCAAGGAATGCACAGTGCGGCCGGATGATGGTCCTTGCGGGACTTGCGCGAACAAGCCGGCGCGGGGCTGGGGGTTGTCGTTGCCTGCTATTATTGGGGTTAGTTTCGGCTCCAATCAGACGAGCGCGGAGGCCTACAAGGGGCGAAAATGTACACCGTAGGCGCGGCCACAGTATCAGAGTATCTTTCTCCTGAGTGGCCTGACGGAAAGGAGAATCGAATGCGGGAAGCTAAGCCGTTTGCAAGAGCAGAGCTAATCGATCTTAGGGAACGCGCTGCGGCTATGGCGGAGCTAAAAGGAACGAACCCTCGCTGGGTACGCGCTTACCTCACGTTGGCGGACGCCGCCGACCGCCTGGATGCGATGACGGAACGGACCAGAATCGGCGATTAGTGGAGGGGAACCGGTTTCCGTGACCAAGGTGGAGTTTCGGGTCTGTGGCTGACCCTACAGGGAAGATAGCGGAGGTGACGTGGGAGGACTCCGTAGGGAGGCATGGCTGGAATGAGGATGTCATAGCGCTGCCGGTGAAAGAACCGATGACGAGTGTGGGTTATGTCCTACAGGATGACGAGGGTGGGATTGTTCTTCTCCAGGCATACGACCATGACCCCAACTCCACGCGCCCTTACGGCTGCCAGGAAGCCATCCCCCGTTCGGCGATAAGAAAGGTTAGGCGCCTCCGTGGTAGTCGCTGAGCGCATCAAGCCCCTGGGCCTGATGAAGGGGGCCCAGACGGACTTCTATCTCTCGGAGAAGAGGTTCCCCGCCCTCATTGGGGGACGTGGAGCAGGCAAGACGTGGGCGCTCTGCCTCAAGGCTTACAACCTCTGCCTGAAGTACCCCGGCATTCGGGGCGTACTTACAGAGCCGACGTTCGACATGATCCGCCGAAATCTAGTCCCGGTCTGGGAGAAGCAGTTCAAGGGCATAAACGGCTGGGGTTGGCGCATCTTCCATGACGGTGTGCCGTCCGAGATCGCCTTCGCCAATGCTTCGGTGATCGATTTGCGGCCGGCGACAGCCGACCAGGCGGGAAAGTTCGAGGGGCCGACCTATGGTTTCGGGGCGATGGATGAGATAAAGGAAGGGGACCAGTTTCCCGTTTTCATGGCGATGCTGCCATCCGTCCGCGCCCCCGAAACACCCCAGCAACTATTCGTGGCGACGACGCCGGAGCGCATCCGTCCTTGGATTAAGAGGATTTGGACGGAGAACGTCAGTCCCATAACGCGAGAGCCTTTGACTGCCGAGCACTACCCTAAGTTCCGCGCCGAGACAGACGACAACTATAACCTGGATAAAGAAACGAGGGCGATGTGGCATGAACTGTACGGCAACTCCCGCCTGGCTGACCAGATGCTGCGTGGGATGGACGTGGCCTTGGAGGGGATCGCCTTCGAGGACTTCACGGAGGCGCACATCGGTGAACCCCCTCCGGGGACGGTGTTCAAGCGCACCCTTGCGGGGCTGGACTTTGGCGCTACCTCCCCCACCTCCATGCACGAGATCAGACTCGATACTAATAGCGACGTGTGGATCACCCGCGAGTTCTACAAACGTAATATGACCGATTACGACTGGATCGCCGCCGCCGGTGAATGGAACATCCCCCTTGTAATCTGTGACCCTTCGCGGTCGGACAAAGAACTGGAAGACATGAGGCGGAAGTACTGCGTGAGAATCCAGCGCGCCCGCCCTCCGGCCAAACGGTTTGAGGAGAGAGTGCGGCTTCTCAGAACCCGCCTGGCCCCCGGCACGGACGGCCACATAAGGTTCCACATCTCCCGCAACTGCCCCAACGCCATCAGTGAGATACAGAACCTGGCCTTCGCTGAACTAAAGTTGGGGGAGTACCAAGTAGATAGATGGGAGCCGGGTTCCCTCGATCACGCCTTCGATGATATATGCTATGGTTTATCTGAGATTGACCTGCCGAGCTACGAGTATCACCCAACCGCTGTTTCATGGTTCGGACGGACAATGAGGGCAGGCGTATGACAGAGCCCGACGCTACCGAAATCAAGGCGTATTACGATCGCCAGAAGACCCGTGGCAGTCAGCCCCAACTCGACTCCTGGATGCTGGACATGTACCTCCAGGAGAACCTCATCTCCGCCCGCCCGCCGGACAAGGCGGGGACGCGGGTGGAGCGGGTCAAGGCTGGTCTCGCGGGCCTCACCGTGGACCAGGACACCAACGTCCTCTCCGGCGAGAAGCGCGCCCACGTTACATCCAGGGGGAACGATGAGCACGCCGAGAAGCTGGAGGCGTTTATCGACGGCTCGATGCACGTTATGGAGGAAGAAGACCCCGTGACCGATCCCGCCACTCAGGACTTAAGGATTTTCGGTCGCTGCGCCTCCCTCGGCCCTGTCCAAGACCCCAAACTCTGGGGCGACGAGGAGCTGAAGAAACTCGTAGACGAGATGAATGAGGCCGGGGACGCCGAGACCTACAAGGAAAAAGACAAGGCGGTGGAGGCGTTCAAGCGTGACAACTTCCCGATAGTCTGGCAGCATATCCCCGCCGACTCATTCTTCCCTACGTTTAAGAGGGGAAGAGAGCTGAGCAAGTGCGTCTGGGTCAAGAAGATGTACCGTGACGACGTGGAGGCGGAGTTCGGGGAAATCCTGGACGCCAGGGATAAGAAAACTGAAGAGATTGAGGTCCTGGAGTACGCCGACGAGTATGTCCTCAAGACGGTGCTCAACACCTCCACGCCGAAAGAGGTGAGAAGATGGGAGCACGGCATGAGGGTCGGTGGGAAACGGGTCGTGCCGGTCGCCTTTGAGGAGGTGGACAGGCTCCCCGCCAACAACAAGGGTTGGGTCTGGAAGGGGGCGCTGTTTCACGTCCGGGGCGGGTTGGAGGCGATAGACGAGACCCTGACCGACATCTTCACCAACATCCACGAGCACACAACAACAGGGACATTCACCAAACTCAATCCTGCTCTCAGGACAGGTGTAGACGGCTGGCCGAGGGAGGTCAGGGTCGGGGCGGGCATCAACACCGAACTCCTCATCAATGAAGACATAGGCCGCGTCCCCGTCCCTCAGATAACCGAGCAGACATTCTCATTCCTGGCCTTGATGAAGGGTCTGGTGGATCAGGTAGCGACCAACCGCCCGGCCCTCCAGGGCACCGGCCCCTCCGGGCAATCGGCGGTCAACCTGGCCACCTCAAACGCCATCGGTAAGGCGGAGTTAAAACGCTCGCACAGAGCGTTGAACCGCTGGCTCACCAAGTCCGCGCGGCTGGCCTTCGCCTCCGTCGTCGCTCTCAACAAGAGCTTCCCCGATATCCCCGACAAGGTGACAGTCCGATCCGCTACCAGACGATTAGAAGAGCGCTCAAAAGAGATAGCGGTAACGCCCGCCGACGTAAAGGACTACTTCCACCTCGTCACGGTAACTGTCAGCCTGAACCTTCCCGTGAACCAAGGCGCCGATGCCCAGACAGCCTCTGTGCTAGTCCAGGCGGGACTAGCGGACGAACTCACGGCGAGAGAGCTAATCCTGAACTGGGAAAACCCAATGGAGGTAGAGGAGAGACGGGCGAAGATTAAACTCATGCGAAGCACCGTCGCCGTTCTGAATGCTATACAGCTTCAGAGAATGACCGCATCGGCGCAGGCGGGCACGATCCCAGTTGCGGAACTAATCCAAAAGTCCTTCTCCATTACTCAGGCTGCTCAGCAAGCCCTGGTGATGGCACTGGAAGAGGATGGAGAGGACATTTCGGCTTTCACTGGCGTTCCCTCACCAGGCCGGTCATTGAACAATCAGGCCGAAGCGGGTAGGGTATCACAGATGTCGGAGCTTCAAGGAATGGGGCTGCAGTGACGAAAGAAGATAAGTTTGTCGTCAGCCTAGAACGCGCAGGCCGGGCCGCGTTCGAGTTCGGGGAGCGCTATCTCAAGAAGATGACGGAGATGATGGACCGCGAACTAGGCTCCACTAAAGTTGATCCCGGCACCGAACTTCTTGACTACGCTAGAGTCCGCCATGACCCCGATATGCTCCGGCAGGCGTTCCTGGAGCCCCTGCGGGCGAGGCTGGGCAAGGGTAAGGGGAATGAAGCATTCGTGAAGTACGTCCAGGACATGGAGGCGAAGCTGTTCGCTACGGACGGGACAGAATAAGGGCTACTAATGACACCGCGTCGTTGCGAACCCGCCGAACAACTCGGTTGTCGTGCAGGAAAAGGTATTATCGATGACTGAACCCTCCGCTCCCTGCGCCCCAGGGAAACCTCGCGGACCGATAGGCCCCGCCGAGCCCTGTATTCCCCGTATACCTTGCGGCCCCGCCGGGCCGGTTGCGCCGATAGCGCCCTCCTCGCCCGCCGGGCCAGGCTCAACTAGCCACTCGTTGACGGCAACCGCCATCCCGAACTGGCTGAGTAGAATCACCAGAACGGTGACGGGAATCCAGAGCTTTTTAAGCGACATCTCATTTCCCTCCATGCCGCTCGTAGACCCTTGCGGCATCCGTGCAGCAGAAGCATGGGCCTTTGCCCGTAAGGGCGCGGCCTCGGTGGTAGCGTTCGTACAGCGCGTCGGCGTTGGCCTGGCCCTTCACATCCATAACCGCTGCGGCCTGAATGACGCCTTTGCGAAGCAGGCTAACCATATAGCCAAATGGCTTCTGGACAGCATAGCCATTCGCCATCTCGTCCTGAACTTGCGCCAGCGCAGCCCGAACCAGCGGCGCCCCGTATTCGTCCACGATGGGGGCCACGGTATCGGTGCGGATTCCCCAACAAACGGCAACCTCCATAATCGCCGCGTCAACTTCAACCTCAGCGTCATACGGCATTTCGTAATGTCCTATCTTCGCCCCCACCCCTCCCGGTACTGGTACTGTTCAGTTCCAGTTCCAGATATGCTACGAAGTAGCTTCCATCGGTGCGCCCGCCTGCGCGTGCGCGGGTTCCTCTTTCCACTCGTTATCCCCAGTTTAAGGATGCGCCTGACCGCCCCCTGGGACGAGGCAAGATTTGACATATTGAGCCGTAGCGACGATAATGGTGACGAGTCGTCAAGGGCAGGGTACACCTTGCCCGGTCGCCTTGTCAATACCCTGTCTCCCGACAGGGTATGCGGCTATCTGGGGGCTATCTGATGGCCCGCCGCTATAGCCCCTTCCGCTGGCAGGCCCCCATGTCCCGCCTGCGGTTTTCTCAACTGCGCCTTCAGTCCGAAGCTCAGCGGTCGAAGGACCTGGACGAGCTGGAGGCGTTCTCTCGTACCCCCTCACCGTTCGCTGGGCCATCGCCACGAGAGCCGCTCGACATCTTGGCTAAGCGCACAGGACTAATCTCACAGGAGGGCGGCCTGCGGGTCGAAGTTCCCAGAATCGGGGCTCGTCCAGGTGGGCCCTATATGGGAACGGACATTCTGGGGCCTGATGTGCCACGCCGCCACATCTTTGGGCAGGAGGCGCAAGCGTTCGCGGAAGAAGTCGCCCCGCGTGAGCACCGGAAATACCCCATCCCTGAGAGCGTTGCGGAGCGGTTCGGTGTTCCTGGGCGCATAGCCCGCGAAGTGACGGCCGTAGACCCAACAACATTCATGCTCGCGCCGCTGTTTGGCCCCTCCGTCTTCCGTGGGGCTGCCGCTGGAGCCCGACAAGCCCCAACAGCGGCACAGCTTGCAGGCACAGCTCTAACCAGCGTGGGCGCGGATATTCCTGTCGCGGCGGGGCAGATTGGCCGTGCTGGGCTTCGGGCCGTAAGAAGCGAGATCGGCGGCGTGGCCCCTGAGCTGGCCGCCCGGCGCACCGCTCTCTTCCAGGAATCGCGGGCTCTGGAGATTCGTGCCCAGGACTTGACTAATGAGCGCTTCGGCTTCGGCACGTCGCTGGACGACGCCGCCCGCCGTGACCCTGAGATTGGCGGCATGGTGGACAGGGCGACCCAGGTGCGGAACGAGATAGCCGCCCTGGGCACCGAAGGCGGGGGCAGAGCGCCACGCAAGCCCGCGCCGGAGGGGGCGCTCTTAACTAACGATGTGCCTAGCGGCCCAGCGATTCAGAAGCGGCTCCGCGAGGTTGAAAAGAGTCTGGCGAAGCCTCGTCCCGGCAACCGCAAAGCCCTCATTACGGAGCGCGCTCAACTCCAAGCGCAGGCTGAAATCGATGCTGTTACTGGGTCCGGCAGACCACTCACTGACCAACTAGACGAGATTAACGCCGAACTCGCAGCGGTGCAGAATGAATCGAGGACTCGCAGCCTACCATTTCGTGGTCGTAGAACATATCGTGGGTTCGTGCCCTCTAAAGGGATAGAGGGCGGAGTGCGTCGTGGCGGGACGTTTGCAGAGCCGCCGAACGCCTACCCCGACTTGACGACCGCTGAATTAGTGGCACGCGAGAAAGTTTACCGTGAGTTCAGCGACAGTGCGAGACTTGAGCCTGTAGAGGTCGTTGCCCGTGAAGTTCCCTCCGAGGGCGGGGCCGTTCCTCCTGTGGGGCGACCTCCTTCCGGCCCCGCCCTCCCTCCTGAGCCGCCTGTTCCGCCGCGAGAACCGCCGGAAGGATTCGCCGCCAACATCCGGTTGAGCAAATATCCCGAAGAGATTCGCGCAGCCCTCCAGGAGTGGGTTGACGCTAACCCAGAGGCTGTGCAGGCAGCGAGACGCGGGGTGCGTTCCGATGCGCAAGTTATGGAAGATGCCCGGCTTCTTGTTGAGGAACAGGGCGGTAATTTCTCCAAACTCCAACGCCGTTGGAAGCCTGGCGAGGCATGGAACGCCGAGGAAATCGCGGCCATTCGGGGAACCCTACGAAGCAAGACCGAGGCTGTGCTGGAAGCCGCTAATGCGGCCCGCGCCGTAGATTCAACGGAGAACCATGCCCGGCTGATTTTAGCCATGCGGGAGCAGGCGCAAGTCCAGCAGGCCGTTCATGGCGTCACGGCTGAAGCAGGAAGAGCGTTGCGGTCCTTCCGGCAGGAAGCCTTCGATGCCATTGCGTCCAACGATACCCAAAAACTACAGGAACTTATGCGGCGGATGGGGCTTGATAAAGGGAAGCTCGACGCTTTCGCTGACCGCATATCCAGCCTTGACCTGAACAACCCAGTGGAGGTCAACAACTTCTTGCGTAGCGTGGATAAGCCGAAGTTCGGTGACTACGTTATGGAGTTCTGGATCAACAGCATCCTTTCAGGGCCAAAAACGCACATCATCAACTCAATCTCTAACACGCTCTTCGCAGCGATGTCGCCGGTAGAACGCGGCTTGGCGGCAATAGTTGATGTGCCGCTGGCGCGGCTTCAGGGGCGAGCCGGGCAACGGTTCCTTCGGGAAGTCCCCGCTGATGCCGCTGGCGCACTATTTGGTATCCCTGAAGGCGTCAGGGCGGGGCTCAGGACGCTCAGGGACGGCATTACGCCAGCCCAAGCCTCCAAGTGGGAGTTTCGCCGCACGGCCTTTCCTGGTGTCGCTGGGCGTGTCATCCGTCTGCCTGGGACACTACTGGAGGCGGCGGACTCATTTTTCTACGCAATCAACTATCGGGCAGCGCTCAATAGTGGGATTATCCGGCAGGCCCGATCCGAGGGCTTACGCGGCGCGAAACTTGTAGAGCGCATCGCCGATCTGAAGATGAATCCGGCGGCTGATCTGATCTCTAGGGCTGCCGGGACTGCCGAATACAGGCTTTTCCGCGCTGAGCCAGGCAAGATTATGCGTGGGTTCATGTCCTTGCGCGAGACTATTCCTGGCGGACGTTTCGTCCTACCCTTCCTTCGGACTCCAGGCAATCTGTTGGCCGCCGGCTTGGAGCGCTCACCATTAGGACTGGCGAATCCGTCTCTATGGCGCAACCTGGCGACCAAGAGTCCAGAAGCGTCCGACCAGATAGCGCGCCTACTGTTGGGATCAGGCATTGCCGCCGGCTTGGGCACGATGATTGCCAGCGGAACCCTAGAAATCACGGGGAACGTTCCGACAAACGCAGCCGCGCGTGACCGCTTCTTCCGCGAGGGCAAGCAACCCTTCGCCATCAAGATTGGCGGTCAATGGATTCAGTATAGAAGGTTAGAGCCATTTAACCAGTCGCTCGCGCAACTAGCGGCATTCAAGGATGCGGTGGATGCGGGAGACGCTAAAAACGCTAATCAGATAGCGGCGCAACTTATCACGACTATCGGCAACAACCTCGTCAGTCAGACCTACCTTTCGGGCCTAAGCGATTTTCTAGACGCCATCTCGGACCCGGCGCAGGCTGGCGCCCGGTGGGGAGAACGGATAGCTACAGGCTTTGTGCCCGCTAGCGCAGCGCTACGGACAGTCGCCCAGGTGACCGACCCGACCGTCCGTCGGCCAGAGGGCTTGCTGGAGCAATTCCAGGCGGGCATTCCTATCCTCTCAGAGGAAGTCCCACCACGACTGACAGCATTCGGTCGGCCAGCAACGAGGGAGACTGCGCCCTGGTCGCCAATTACGGTGACACCTGAAAAACAAAGCTTTGTCGATGCCGAACTGGAGCGCCTGGGCGTTGAGGTCGGTTTCGTCGGGGATTCGATTGGGGGCTATGCGCTCAACCGTGAGGAGCAATCTCGCTACCAAGAGTTAGCCGGGCAGGTCGCGGAACTTGTGCTTACCGACTTAGTTCAGTCAGCGGCGTACCAGTCGTTAAGCGACCCGGACAAAGAGACAGCTATCCGACGGGCTACCGACCGAAGCCGTGACGCAGTTCGGGAGTTCCTGATTGAGGAAGCGACACAGAAAGCAGGGGTGCGATGACCAAGCACACACTGGCCGATCAAATCGCTAATAGTATCTTAGGTGACAGCGGTTCAACATCTACTGCCATCCCTGGCCGCATTAAGCAGATATTGACGGGGGGCACAGGTGCTGTAGCTCCTGAGCGGCCTACAGGCTACTTCAGCGTTCTCGATGGACATGAACTAAGCAGCGCCGAATTGGGCGTTACGAATACAGTCTTTGGCAACGACGGTCTTGTCTACACACGCAACAACGAGGGGAAGCTGGGGCTCGCCCCTCAGTGGTTGCAGGATCAATTTAGGGGTCAAACTGAGGCTGGCGGCGGTGGAGGCGGCTCCGCTGCTGCATCCGCAGCCGCTTCCCTGGCTGAGTCCAAGCGTCAGTTCGATATCTCTCAGAAGTACCAGACCGAAATCGACAAGGCGCGTATGGCCGCCGACCGTGAGGCCAGTCTTCGTTCCGAAATGAACGACCTCCGCCAAGCCCGCATCTCCGAACGCATGGCTGCCCGCGAGCAAGGGACGCAACTGGCGGGGACCGACCCCTTCCGCACACTGGGCTCGCTCCGCGCCCGCGCCATTCAAGGTTCTACGCCTCTTGATGTATTCAAGGGCGAACTCGGTCAGGCCGCTTCATTCCAGGAGCCCGTGTTGGGGCCGGGGGCGTCGATAGCCGACCTGGAGTCCGCCATCGCCAAGATGTCGCAGCCGCTCACCCCTCAAGGCGGCGGATTGGCTTCAGCCTTCCGGCCGCCAGGGCTGGAGCGCGGCGGGACGGTGAGCAAAGAAGAGGTGCAGCCGTTCACGATGGGCCGCCCTCATCCCAAGACGGCGATTGAGTTCGCCAAAAAGGCGGGCATGACGACCGTGATGACGGGTGAGCGGTCGGGCGGGCCGGAGCTGGTCATAGGTAAAGAGTTCACCGTTATACCGCTCTCAGACGAGGAAGAGGACGAGTTGATGCACGGCCCGTTCGACATACCGAAGGCCCAGACCGGCGTGACGGTGGGTGGTACGGCAGCGCAACAGCTCGGCGGCACAGGCGTCGGCCCAAACTACGGCCTTGAGGGCTTTCAGGACTTACTTCGGGGTCTGCGGGAGCGGTCCGGTTTCCAATGGAGGCAGGGGCTCCCCAGCCGGGGAGAGGCTGCCTCGCTGGGTGCGTTCCAGAAAGCTCCAGGCTCTCTATTGAAATCTAGCGTCTCCGATAAAGTCTACATGGTTGATGAGACAGGCAGGCTCAGGTGGGTTACAAATCCCGATGTGTTTAACCAGTCGGGTTTTAACTGGGGTAACATTGAGACGCTGGCAAACCCTGATGAAATTGGGTTGTTTGAGCGTGGCGCAGATATCACAGGGCCGTTTAGCCTGCCGGCGGGTGGGCTCGGCGCAGTGGGTGCTATAGGTAGCCCTCTAAGTATCCGCCGGGGGATCGGCGAGATTCCGGGGATGAGTCCGGGGGAGGCTGATAGGCTGGCGAACCTGATAGGTTTCCTGCCCGCGCCCCATCGCGTCGGGGGGTTGTTTAACCGATTGTTGCCGGCCGAGCAGACCGCTCTCATAAGCGCCTATCGTATGGCCGGAATCCCAGAGGCTGACCTGCTGAACATCATTGGCCGGACAGGGATACGGGGACGAGCGAGAACGGGAACCTTTACGGGTTAGCAATATGAATAGATCGGACATGACTTCATACTCACTCGTTCCTGCTCGCACATTTCGATTTGCCAGAGTTCAATTAGTCGAATTATTCAAAACACAACTCAATTCCGTAGATCGTTACGAATGGCGATTTGTGCCTAAGGGCAGCCGACTCGTCGAGTATGACAATAAGCCGTCGCTTCTCGCGGACGTGGATTACATTGAGATTCAGGCGTTTGGAAGTTGACTCAAGCAGTCCTCAGCCCAGTCCGCTGCCCGAACTGCCGCAAAAGGTTGGCGGAGCGGGTAGAAGGTAAAGTAGAGTTCCGGTGTGAGCGCTGCCGCGCCTTTGTGGCTTGGTTGGGTGGCATCTGGTATATAGAGAAAGAGGCTAAAACTGCTGTGACGTGATATAATCTGCCAAAAGGAAATACGCTACGTGGCCCTCGTGCCCGACCTGGCACGAGGGCCTTTCTTTAAGGAAGGACACATGAGCGACACCGAGGTTCTGAATCCGGCCACTCCGCAGGAGACGGCTGCGCCGGAAGGCCCGTTTAGCCAAACGGCCCAACCGCCCCAGCCGGAGGCTGTCCCAGCCGAAACTGCGCAGGAAGTCGCCTCAGACAAGTGGTGGCCAGGCGTTGAGTCCGAGGATGACATTCTCGCCCATGAGCGGATTGCTCCGAGGCTTGAAGAGAGGGAACAGCAGGGCTATAGCCGTGGCGTCCTTGACGGTAAGGTGAGCGCCCTAGAGGTTCTCGATGCCCGCAGCAACACCGTCACTCAGGCGCAGAACGTGGCGTCCGCCATCATTGGCAGGTTGAACAAGGCTGCCCGCGATGGGAACTTGGACTCAGACGCTATCGACAACTTGCTTACCGATCACACCCAGTCATTGACCGCTCTCAACCGCATCATCGGGGACGAGTTGAGGGATGAGGGGCGCGTCGAAGGGTACAGAGAGTTCGTCCGCTCGGTCGCTGGGCACCTCTCCGACACTCAGTTGGAGACGGAGTTCACCAACCGTATCGCCCTTGCGCTCAGGGGGGTGAAGGACGACAGGTTGGTATCCGATTTCGTGACCCGCATCACCCAGAAGGCGGAGAAAAGCGCTCACGATAAGGGCTTTGAGGAGGGCAAGAAGGCGGGGGAGAAGGCCGTCACCGAAAGGGTGAAGGCCGAGTCCCGCGCCGGCGAGGGGCCGCACACCGCGCCTGGGACTGGGGGCAGTAGCAGCATCACGAGAGCGGAGGACTTGGATAAAATCTCCACTGCCGAATGGCTAGCGATGCCGCAAGAGCAGCGGGACCGTTTGTTGCAAGAGGCGAAGAGGGTCAGCCGCTAGATGGGCTGGAAGCGTCTAGGGGAATGCCCGCCGAGCCGTTGTCGCGGCCGCTGCTGTGAGCATATCGGTGCTTGGTACGATAACACGGAGGAGAGCCGGGCGTTTTTAGGAGCGCTAAGGATCAGGGGTTTGAAAGTCAGTGAAGCTGGCGGGAAGATGCTTGTGGACTTGCCACAGCGCTGCCAGTACCTGACAGTAGATGGCCTCTGTGGCCTTCATCCTGGCATGGCCCCTGGCCCTGATCTTCCAGAGCGCCCTCAGTTCTGCTGGGATTGGCCCCAGGAGCCGTCTCAGCTCCTACTCGACGATTGCGGCTTCCGCTTTGAATGGAGCGAGGAGCCGGAGAAGACATATGTAGAAAGGAGTCACTTAAGTTGGGCTCAACATCAATCACATCAACTACGGCCGCCGTCCAGAACCCCGCGATCACCTCAAAGGAGGTAATTGAGTTTAGGGAGGCCAATCTTGCCTTCGAGGGCACGGTGTCTCGGCGGTATACAGATGAAGCGAGGGTGGGCACGACTATACGCTGGTCGCCGATCACCTTGCCCAACTCTGGCGCGGCCAGAACAAAGAGCGAGGGAAACAGTGGTAATGATATCACCTACGATGCCAGCACTGAGACCGCTGTTACCCTCACCATCAATCAGCACCAATACAGCGCCTTTGAACTGGAAGAGTTTGAGGCGTCGCTATCCATTGTGGATCAGCAGTCTTGGTACACGCGAGCGGCCGCATATGTGGTGAACTTGGCCATTGACGACACGCTGGCCGCTCTCGTAGACGACTTCTCGCAGATCGTAGGAACGCTGGCTATTGATCTCACAGATGACGACGTGCGCCGTGCTGTGCAATACCTCGACGACGCGAACGCTCCCGGAGAGGGTCGCTTCTTCGCGATGGCCCCAGCCACCAAGAACTCAATGCTGAGTATTGACCGTTATGCTTCTAGCGACTTCGCGGCAGGAGGCGGAGCCAACATCGTACGGGGCGAGTTCGGCCAGATTTACGGCCTACGAACGTGGCAGTCAACGAACGTCGAGGGCAGCAACGCTGCTGGTCACGATAATGGCATTTACCAGCAGGACTCTATCGCTCTGGCGATGCGTATGCAACCAAAGACGCGGGTATTCGATGACATCCAGAACCTGTCTACTCAACTCGCCATCAGCGCCATTTGGGGCGTCATAGAAACTCGCGATGACCACGGAGTCTTCGCACGGGGAGCATAGCTAATGACAAAGCAGAACAGTTCGCCAACTATCGAGGCCCCGATGCCACGCTCAGAGCGAGGTAGGCGCGCCCGTCAGCCGAAAGTCCTGACGCCGCTAGAGCAGATCAGGATGCGACCAGGTGGCATAACTGGTCCTTGGGGATATTACCTTCGCCCAGATGGGGCGACCATCCGGGACGCCTTGATTCTCTATCCCAACGGTGGGCAGCCGGACACTAATAAGTTCGGCGTTAACGCCGAGTATTACCGTCAGCGGCAGGCGGCAAAGGGTTTTCAATATCTGGGGCAATCGCTGACCACTGAAGGTGTCAAGCTGCTGGTGGAGACGCTGGAGCGGAATCGAGAAGACGAAATCCTGTTCTGCGAAGATGAGATCAATGAGTGCCAACATGTCATTAATAACTCTGACCGCCCCGAAGTGCGGGATGGTCAGAGGCGACGCAAAGACCAGTTCCATGTCAGGCTTGAGATGCTTCGTGCCCCCTGGGACCCGGATGCGCTTGTTCAGGAACTGAGTGATATAGCTCGCGCTCAGCGGCTGGTCAACATCGATCCCAATGTGCTCTCAGTCATGCGCGAAATGATCGGTGAAGTGAACGAGCGCACGCGGGAATTGGTCAAACACTTTACAAAGGGCAAGGCGACTCAAGACCCAGATGTCCACGCCGCCACTTCTAGCGGTAGCGTGGAGTTCGGCATAGACCCAGATGCGTAGTTCTCTTGGTTCCCTTCCCGTAGGTACACGGCGCAGGCTACCCTGGTCCGACAGCACTAGGAGTCTGCGTGTCCCTCTTATGACGCCTGCCCCCGAGGGTGAACTGCATCAGGGAATGATCCGCGTACCCAATCATCTGATCGGTGCCCAGCAACACACGAACGCCCGCCACGTCTTGGAGAAGCTGCTGGCGGAGAACGTGGAGCGATGGCTGGCTTGGTACAAGCAGCGGGGCTGGGAACTAAACAGCCGCCCCAAGGTGAAAGGCCCCTACAATCCGCCGACTCCGAGGCCAGGGATGGAGAGCGGTGAGGGCGAAGTCAAATGGTATTTCGTCAAGGCCAGATTCAAGCGCTCCAGCCCGCTCTACATCCGGCTGGATGACTACCTGGAACTGGACCGGCTGGCGAAGTTGCATGGCATCAGCTTCGACGGAGATGGAGCGCAGGCTGAGCCAATTGGCGATGGCCCGCATGACCCGATGGAGTTCGCGGAGGCGCGCCGGCAGCGGCTGGGCATCCAACGAAAGGATTACCTATTCGGAGGTCAAGATGACAGAGACAAAGAGTGAATCGGGCCGAACGGAGGTGGATGTGGAGCTGGACGAGTTCGGCAAGGGGTTGATCGTAGTCCAGCGCGACGGGCGGATCATTCACCGCTTTGACGTGCCGGAGGAGCAACTCAGTATCGACACTGAGCCCAGAGTGCGGACGGGTTAGGGCCGCAGCGAGCTGTAAGACAGCAAGGAGGTAAGACATGCCTGCTACGGATTTTCTACCACGGAAGCTCTATAACGCCTTCTCGCGGGCAGGCTTCCCAAGCGAACCGATAAAGGGGTTGCTGGCCCTCCTGGGCAATCCTGAGTACGTCGCCTTCTGGGATGACCACTTGGGAACCCGATCCGGCACGTGGCCGGCGGGTACACCCTACGCATCCACCGTCGGCACAGGCACGGAGGTCATCGGCCTCACGCAAGCGGTGGGGGGCACGATGACCCTCACCACTGGTAACGCTGGTAGCGATTCAGCGGGTCAAGGGCTTGGCCTCAACTGGTCAGGCGACCGTGGCTTCTACTTCATTGCCCGCTTAAAGATCGACCGCATTACCGACAGCAAGTTCGAGATCGGCATGACGGATGCCGTTAATGACGATGGCGCTGTTGCGGTTAAGGCGACGCCGACCTTTACCGCTACCGACTGTGGCCTCTTTGTCTTCGACAGAACCGACGACGCCGAAGTCACCTTCGTTTCCAACGGTGGCACGACGGACGCTAATGCGGACGCCACGGACTTCGATATCGTCGCCGACACCTACTTCGTTGTGGAGATTGTCTGTAAGGGGGCTACGGATACGACTGGTGACAACATCGCCGGTTACATCAACGGTCAGCTCATCGGCTCAGGGAACATCGATGGGGCCAACCCTCTGACGATCTGGGCATACGTCGAAGACCTCGCGACCAGCACCGCCACCATTCTTACCGTCGATTACTGGGGCTGCGTTGGCCCCCGTGTCGCTCAGTGGGGCGTGGGGAGCTAACGCTCACAGCTAAAGCAAAGGAGAAAGCAAACATGGCAACTCTCGATGTAGCACAAAGAAGTTCGGCTGACAGGGGCATTACGAATCTCGCACAGGCGCTTCTCACCCTCGACGCCTCTGGCGCTCTCGTTGTGATCGACTTCTTCGCAAAGGCGATCTTGGACGATCATGGCTACCAGGTTCGGGCAGGCACGATCTCGGTGCCACTGGTTGGCGATGTGTTGATCACAGACACGGCGGCTGAGTTCTGCGCCGACGTAGCAGCGGGCCTTGTGCTCATACCTGTCGCTCAGCACATCTCAATCAACCTTGCGGGCGGCACGGCACACGAGTACGCGACCAAGAGCGTCGCTACGGTTTCAAGCGCGGGGACGGCTTTCGTCCCTCTACCCTTGAATTCGGGTGGTCCGGCAGCGGCGTCAACAGCGCGTGTAGCCGCCGCTGGTGGAGTCACGGTGACGGCTGAGTTGGCGACTACGACCGTGTTTCACTGGGGAGTTGGGCGGAGCGCCGCTGATTTGGCCGTCGATGGAGACTGGCAGCCCTTGCGCCCGCCAGTGTTGAACGGTCCACGCTGCCTTTACACGCAGATTGCTGCGGCTACGACAGGCCCTTCCTACTTTGCCCACCTTGACTACTTGGAGTTTGTGTCAGCGCAACTGGGTCAGTAATCCTTGCACACACTGAAAGGAGAACGCAAATGCCACTAATGCAGGTCTTCAGAGGTCTGGGGGCTGGGTTCGGCAACAACGCTACGCCGCCAGCCTATCTCAATACTATGGCTCAGCAGGTCGTGATGCAGTGGTATCAGGCCATGATTCTCGATGGCCGGGGCTTTCAGGTCCGGGCTGGCACGATCACCACACCGTTGGTCGGTGACGTGGCGATCACGAACACCGCAGCCGAGTTCTGTGTCGATGCTGCGTCAGGGACGACGATTATGCCAGTAGCGCAGATCATCTCTATCCGCCTCTCAACGGGTACATTACATGAGTACGCGAGCAAGAGCGTTGCCACAGTCTCAAGCGCAGGGACAGCATTCACGCCCCTGCCCCTCAAGTCAGATGGGTCGGCGGCTGTATCAACGGCCCGCGTTCAGGCTGCTGGTGCCGTGACGGTAACGACCGAGGCGGCGACTACGACATTGCGCCACTGGTCCTGGGCAAACCCAGCAGCGGGCTTTACGGGCGCTCTTCCAGGCGATCAGCATCAGGAATGGTACCCAGCAGCGAACAACGGCTCGCCTGTTCTCGTGGGGCCTCGGTGTCTTTACACCCAGATCGCCGCTGCCGGCACAGGGCCGAGTTACTACGCTAACCTGGACTATCTGGAGATACCAACACTGATGGTTAATCCGTCCTAGCGGTAACGGCGGAACCCAATGCCCCTCTATGAATACGTTTGTCCTGGGGGACATGTAACGGAGCGGCTGGCCGCAATGGAGGTGAGGAGACTCTTCTGCTCCTGCGGCCAGCCTGCCACCCGTCAAGCTGTTTACCCCATCGCCTTCACAGGCTTCACGCGTACTCCCGTAGACCAGCGGGAGATCAAGATGGGGGCCTTCAATGAGGCGAGTGCGGAACTCGAACACCAGCACTCGAAGCAGACGAGGGTGGACGGCGCACCTATGCCTCCGCCACCACTATGGAAGATGGCGAAGGCTCAAGCGCGCCGTCTGCAACGATTGGGGGTCAAGGACTCTGCGGACTATGAGGAAGCGAAGCGGCGCTGAAAGGACGATGAGACATGGTGCAAGTGGGAAACGAGAAACAGGACTCTTACGGGGACATCAACCATAAGCTCGATTACCGGATCGGCAACCGTGAGCACGGGCAACTCGTCCAGATCGACAGGGCGAACGAAGCTCTCGCCGTCACGATCACTGGAGCGTTACCAACCTATAGCGCTGCCTTCAGTTTTGCTGCTGTCTCTGGCGATGCAGTCGTGATTTTTGGCAGCGTCCTGCACAACATCCGCGTTCAGGAGATCGTGATCGCCAAGCCGTCAGCGATTGAAACCGTGCTGATCGTCCAACGCAGCACGCTGGACACAGGCGGCACTTCCACTCTGGCCGTCAACGGGCTCGTCGATCCTGACGACCCGATCACCTCAACAGCCGTCCGCCTCTACACGGCTGCGCCGACGTTGGGGACCTCCGCAGGCACGATTGCACGAGCTGTTGTGAACATAAGCGACCTGATGGTGTTCAGCTTCAAGGACTGGCCCAAGCCACCAACGCTGCGGAACAGCACCGACTGCCTGGCGGTAAACGTGGATGCCTCCGCAACGCTACCTGGCTGGATCGTTTGGACAGAAGAGGCCCGATAAGATGGCTACGAATCTAGGCTCTTCACCGCTCGTCAATCGCAGCATCGTTTCTGTCACCTTTACCGGCGCGTCTGGTCTCGGCTTGGCTGGTTCCACCACCACGTTCTTCACGGTGACGGGCGAGATTCTTTGTTCACTTCAAGCCTACGTCGTTGAGACCCTCACCCAAAACCTCGGTACGCCGACCCTGACGCTCGGTGTCGCTAACAGCACTTCCCTCTTCATCGCCGCGACAACCGCTACGACTCTGGCGACCGGCGAATTCTGGACTGAAAGCACGGGTGGGGGTACGGCCAATGCCGGCGTCGCAATGCCCGCCGCGATGAAGGATATCCTGGTTACGGCTAACGTCGTCGGCGTGGTTGGCGGTACGAACAACATCGACGGCGGCACTCTCCGGCTGGTCCTTCTCTGGATCCCCATGAGCACAGATGCAGCGGTGACATAAGGAGAAGACGATGCCACACAAAAGCGGCAAGCCCAACTACAAGGGCTCAAAGGGGCACCCTGGCAAGAAGAAGGGTGGCGGCAAGCGCTACGGCGGCCAAAGGAAGGGCTGAGATGCCACTGAAGAAGGGCCGCAGCAAAGCGACCATCTCGGTCAACATACGGACTGAGATGGCTCACGGGAAGCCTCAGAAGCAGGCCGTCGCCATCGCCATGAGGCAGGCTGGGAAATCTAGGCGTCGAAGGTGAGACACTAGGATGCCCAGCACTACTGTTAAGGCTATCCGCGGTAGGACTGCCGAGCGGGCATATAGTGGAAGGTACGCGCCCATCGTCAGCACCGCTACGGGCGGGGCGGTGGGTACAGTTGTCGATTCCGCCTACGCTATTCCTGGCGCGACAACGGATCACTTCGATTTCAAGATTATCAAGATCGCCACAGACGCAGGCGGCGCAGGCGCAGCTCCCGAAGGCGAAGTCAGGTACATCTCCGAGGGCGGCTACACCGCTGCTTCGGGGACGTTCGCCACCGAGGTTGACTTTACCGCCGCCGTCGCTTCCGGCGACACCTACGAAGTCCACGAGATACACCCTACCGAGATCGACAACATCATCAAGCGCAAGGTCCGCAACCTCTACATGCCAACCCTCTGGCCGCTGTCCATGCTCATCGTCCAGAACGACGCCAACGACATGGAGCCCACAAGCATCGCCACCGACTACGACACGGGCGGTGGGGGTGCTCTGGCGACGGAGACCAGCATCGTCTACAACGGCGCTCAATCGCTCAAGATGACCTGTTCCGCCGCTAACGAGTACGTCAGCCTCAAGGCTCTCCTGGGCGTGAACGAAACACAGCAGTTGGTCGCGGCGGTATCCTGCTATGTGACCTCCGGCGACGACGCCATCTTCAGGGTTTGGGATACCACAAACGGGGCCGCTATCGACGAGGCGGCCTCCGATGAGGTGCGATGGATGGACCTGATCGTCCCCTTCTCCGTTCCCACAGGCTGCGAGAGAATGGACTTAAGGCTGATGGGCGTCGGCTCCGATGATGTCATTTACTGGGACGACGTTCAGGTCTGGGCACCGAACCGGCAGGTCTACCCGCTCCCGTCATGGATCACCCGCCCCGAACAGATAGAGGGCGTGGTGGCCTTCCCCCAAGGCCAAACAGGGCCGGGGACGTTGCAGTACCGCCCTGACGAATGGAACTCCTACAAGCTCAACTGGGGATTTGAGCGGGTGGACATCAGGGCCGACAACGAACTCTATGTCTGGGTGGAATCGCCGGGCTACAGCCGTCCCTATGTCATCGCCCGCCGCAACCTGCCCGAACCGACCTCCGATACGTCTGCCATCAACTTCGAGCCTGACCTGCTGGTTGAGGGGACACTGGCCGAGGTCTACCCCATCCTGGCCCGCATGAGCACGGGTGAAGACGCTCAGGGATACCTGAGAGATGCCAGGGAGTCGGAGGCTAGATGGCAGGCCGGGTTGCGCGATCTTGGGCTACTTGAGCCGCTAGAGCGACCGACGCCCAGCCGGGTCTGGGTGCGCTAGGTGGTACAATGGTCATAGTTACAATAGATAGGGGCCGCGTCCATGCAGACCGGCCCCGCGACACCAGGAAGGGTTGGTTCCCGATGTTCTCCAAGTTTACCACGGCACTTCCCCTCCGGTTCTGGCACAAGGTCCGCGCTCTTGAGAATGGCTGCTGGAAGTGGACAGCTGGTCAGCGAGCTGGATATGGCCGATTCCGACTTTATGGCCGCAGTGGCCCTTTAGTTCAGGCTCATCGTTTCGCCTATGAACACCTGATTGGCCCTATTCCTGCTGGCCTCCAATCCGATCATCTCTGCCGCAACCGCGCTTGTGTGAATCCGGCACATCTTGAGCCTGTGACTCCGCGCGAGAATGTTCTGCGAGGCGATGGCCTCGCCGCGAGGGAAGCCCGCAAGACTCATTGTCCCAAAGGCCATTCTTACGATGCAGCGAACACCTACCATTATTTCAATAAGCGTTACTGTCGCACTTGTTATCGGGAACGCCCACGGCCTAAATCACGACTGTGAAAATAGAATCCAAGTCCATTGTTATTGATTCTAAATCGTACAATGTTGCCGCCGATCCTCAAGGCAATGCAATATGGCAGGTGCAGTCCGGCGAACGGCTGGAGAAGGAGTTTGGCTTTGGAGCAGGCATGGGGGAAACCCGCTGTATGCATGAAGGGCCGTGCAACGGCACTTATTTCGCGGAAGGGTTCGACTATACAGACGGAACGGCGCGGCTTCACCCCCTGATAACGACAGTCGGGACACGCTACACAGGGACGTTCGACGACGCGGGCGGCACGACACTGACGGACGCCGCTGCGAGCTTCCCCACTTCAGGTGACGGGCTCAAGGGCTATACCGTCACCATTACAGCAGGTACGAACATTGGCGAAGCGCGAACAATCACTGGAAACACAGCGACCACACTGACAGTAGCTTCGCTCACAACTAGCGCTACTTCTCAATATGATGTCTCCGTGCTTGGGTCATTGGCTTACACCCCGCTTTCAATCTTTGAGGATTTTGACTCTGACGGTGACAGGGCAGTCTACTTCACCTTCAGGGACATGACGGTAACGTTTGACATCATCACCAAGAAAATTAGGCCCTCAGACGACACGCCTATAGACACTGAGATTTGGGGCACTGCTATCGCTTATGCTCCGAAGTTGGGTCGCCCAGAGGTGTTCGCTGGTGCGACTTATCTCCCGCTGGGAGATAGATCAGGTTCGCGTGTCATGCAGAAGCTCGCTACCGTGGGCGACATCTCGGCAGAGACACCGGACACTTGGGAGGCTGCGGACGCTTCCACATGGGCGTTTGCCTGTGCGACGGTCACGGTAGATGGAGTAGCCAAGTTCATCCGCGCCATTGACAACAAGGTCAATCTTACTTCCTCTGAGCCCAAGACTCTAGCTAGTTATGAGGCTGCCCAGGATGTTGGAGAGAGCACGGACATGATTACCTGGATCACTGAACTATCCGATGGGCTCATAGCTATGCACACGAACGCGAATCTCTGGCTGTGGGACTCGGATAGCAACGCTTATCCTGTTATTCCTGGCGGAGGGCGGTCGGCAAAGGAGACTGACGCCAGAGAAGCGCACATAAGTGTCACTTATGACGATTACGGCGGGCATATGGGAACGAGTCTGAGCGCAGGTGTTCTTCACCCTAGCCATACAGGATTCTGGTTCTACCAGAATGGGCGTATCCAAAATGTCGCTGTTGACCAGATTGGACAAGGAACTCTAGCCCCTTATCGGCGCGTTCCCAACATCTCTAACATCCCGTTCGGCAACCGGCACTACGCTACGGTTGTCTTCAACCAGTGGATTTACTCAATCTACAAGCCCACAGGCTTCTCCAATGCAGCCAACATCCATATCATGTGTGGCTACTATCAGAACGGGGAGATCACCTGGCGGACTCTTCTCACGGACTCAAAGGACATCATCGGCCTATTCCTCGATTCAGGAATGCGTCTGTGGTGGGTGAGCGATCCGCAAGACCCCGCGACCATTCCAGGGACACCCAGCGCTGACCTGAAATACATCACCCTGAACGCGGATGGCTCACCCCGGACGCTCTTGGGCGTGAACCGGGGCACGGCATCCACAACCTACGAATACTATTTCCCAGAGGTAGACTTCGGCCTGCCCTATATCCAGAAGCAGCTTACCCTGATGACCCTGGAGACGGAAAATCTGCCCGGCTCCTCCGCCACCTCCACGCAGCTCAAGATTCACCGCGACGGAGGTAGTGCTGACAGTGTCGGGGCGGCTATCACGTCGGGGACCGTCACCGAACGTGAATCAACGACGTTCGGGACCAATGACAAGTTTTACCGTCTCCGTCCCCGGTTCACGGTCACGACTACATCAGGTTATGCCCCAACAACGTCTGACCCGCGCTGGCTGCGCCTCAAGGTGGAGGCGCGCTCCCCTGACACGATACGAACGGTGCTCCTGCCCTCCAGTCAGAGAAACCTGTTTGAGACCAAGAAGATATTGAGGAAGCTGAAGAACGCAGGAACAAAGACGATGAGGGAGCCGGAGACGAACGAGACGTTTAGCGCAACCATCATCGCGGTCAACGACACCGTTCACGAGGGGAAACAGGCGGTCGAGTTGATCTGTCAGCGTTTCGGAGTTGCGGCATGACACAGGCAACGCTGGAGCATGTGCAGGCTCTAATCGCGGACGCGGTACCGCGACGAGCCAAGAAGCACGCCAAAGAAGGCCACATTCATAACCTCTCAAACCATCCAGGTGGCGTCATCGGAGCGCGAGCGACACGAGACTCGGTACAGGGGATCGTTAACGGCGGCGTTTGGGTGAAAGTCGAGTATGACGATGAGGACTATGACACCAATGACGCCTATGATGCGGTCACTAACTTCAATTTCACCGTGCCGGTGGCGGGCCGCTATTTTATCAGCGGAAAGGTAACGCTGTCCTTCGGCACTACCGCCCCCACATTCAGCATCGCCATTTTTGTGGGCGGCGTGGAGATATCGCGCGGCCAACGTGTCGCCAATACAGGGGTAGCAACTTGGACGCTTAAGGCAGTCGATATTTTGTCACTACTGCTCAACGACACGGTTGACATTCGGGTGGCCCACACGGGTGCAGGGACAGAGAACACCACAGCTGTTGCGACGGAGAACCACTTCGCCATAATGCGGGTCGGGGCGGCAGGCGGAAACACGACCGGAGCCCATAGCCTGCACTCCGGCCTCCTCTCAGATGACCACACTCAATATCTCCTAGCTGACGGCTCCCGCAACCTGACCGGCAACCTGAGCGTCAGCGCGGGGGTGACAATCGATGGCGTGGATATTAGTGACCACGTTGTAGCTGCTGACCCGCACACGGGTTACCGTCTTGAGTCCGCCGACCACACGCACCAGAGCACAGGTTTACAGGCCGGGCAGCTCGATCATGGGGCGGCGGCGACGGCGGCATCTCTGCTCGATGACGACCACACTCAGTACGCCCTCCTCGTGGGTCGTAACCCCGCGCAGGACCTCAGCGGTGGCACCCTGACCACGCAGCAGTTCATCCTCCGCGCCAACGCCATAGACGCCACCGGCGTCCTGACGCTCGACCCCACCCTGAGCACGCTGGCGGGGGCGCTGAGCCTGACGCAGCTTACAACCACTCACGCTTCCCAGGGCATCATCATGGCGAACGGCTCCGCCATCAGCGCGGCTGGAACGGCCAATTTCGGGTTCCTGACCAGCCCCGCGAACAGCGTAGCCATCAATGCACCCGCTGGCGTGGTCCGGATTACGACCAACACGATTTCTCTTGGCGCGTCTACTTCCATAAAGGACACTGCCGCTAGCAGCCGTATCCTCATCAATGACCCTGGGATATCCACCATCTTCAATGAGGACGGGGCGGATATAGACCATCGCTTCGAGGGCGATACGGACGTTAACCTTCTCTTCTTGGACGCTGGACTGGACAGGGTGGGGATAGGGACGGCGGCACCTAGCTCCAAACTAGAGGTGAACGGCCTGCTCACCGCCTCCGGCCACATCCGGATGGCCGCCAACGGCGAGATACAGGATGTCGCGGGGG